TTGCGCTCATGAATATCTGTTCTTGCTCACGCGCTCTCCGACCTACCGCTACGACGCAGATGCAATCTTAGAGCCGGTCAGCGCGAACACACATGCGCGGCTATCGCAGGACGTCGCCAACCAGGTCGGCATCGCGCGTGCAAATGGCGGAACAAAAACAAACGGAAACATGAAGGCGGTCGGCCGCACGCCAAAAACTGTTCCTTCTGGCCAAAACATCAAAAACAACGATAGCTTCGCCTCGGCGACTTGTCTTCCTGTCACGCATCGCAATAAGCGCACGGTTTGGTCGACGAGCACCGAAGCTTTTTCGGAAGCGCATTTTGCGACATTTCCGCCTTCATTGATCGAGCCCTGCATCCTCGCTGGGTGTCCGGCCGGCGGCACTGTGCTGGATCCCTTCGGTGGCGCCGGAACGACAGGCTTGGTCGCAGACCGTCTCGGTCGTAGCGCAATACTGATCGAATTGAATCCCGAATATGCCGAGATGGCAGAGCGTCGTATCAAAAACGACGCGGGCATGCTTGCCGATGTGCGCTGCGAGGCGAGCGCATGAGCGCGATCTATTGCCCAGCCACACTCGACATCATCCGCAAGTACGCGCATCGCGGCGCTAAGGCAGTTGCCGAAATGCTCGGCTGGCCGGTCGATCGCGTCATGAGCGTCGCGCGGAAGCATGGCATCGAGCTTTGCGCGGTGGCAGCGGTCTCCATCGTCGCACCAGCACCCGAACCGCCGCCGGCACCCGCGCCAGCCGCTGATCTGCATCTGCATCAATGGGCGTCGTGGGCTCGCACATCCTGCGTGGTCAAGACGCCGCTCGGCACCGTGAAGCTTCGGCTGACCGCGGCGCGGGTATTCGACGTGCTCTGGCACGCGCGCGGCCGACTGTCCGGCGCCGTAGTTGCCAGTCTCAGCGGCGCGAGCTTCAGCAATATCTGCGTCATTGCGCATGCGATCAGCGACAACCTGCGCCCGATCGGGCTGATCGTCCAAGGCCAAAAGGGCTCTGACGGCGGCTATTTGCTCGTGCGAACGGATGCGCAGCCATGAGCGCGGCCGGCAGCTTCGCCACGTTGGCAGCCTATCGCGCTGCCGTATCGGCGTCGCCGCGACGCGATGATTCTCAGGGCGTCTATCCCCGTCATACCCGTTATCCACAGGTGGTCTCATGAGTAGAAACAAGCCTGCGGTTGCTATGTGGCTGGCCTACATCGCCATACCAGCCGGCACGGAAACGATCCGTTTCGACGACGTGAGAGAGGTCGATAGCTATAACGCCGATCCCGATCTCTACGCCGCCGCCATGCATGGCCTAAGCAAGATCGAATATCTGCAGTGGGTTGATCTCGACGGCGCGCCGCTGTGCGGACATCGCACGCGGACCGGAGACCTCTGTCGGCACGTTATCGGCCGCGTCCAGCTAGGCGCCCAAGAATGGCTTGCGACCCATCGCAAGGGGCGTTGCCCGGCGCATGGCGGTGCTCGCAAAAAATGATCATCCGCCGCCGCCATACCGCTAATTTCACGACCATCGGCAATGCGCTGTTCGACGATGAACGGCTCGCGGCTGACGAGCTCGGGATATTGGCGTTCCTGCGGTCAAAGCCGCCGGATTGGGAAGTTCGGCGGCCGGCGCTTATGAAGCGTTTCCGCATTGGCCGCGACGCCATGCGCCGCATTGTGTCGAACTGGATGCGCGCCGGTTGGTGCGACGCCAAGAAAGAGCGTCGTCCTGATGGCACCTTCATCATCGTTTACGAAATCCGCGACGATCGCGGGCCCGAGCTTTCCGACGAGGAAATCAGACGCGCTTTGTCACCGGAGTCCGGTGAGGCGGCGGATGAAGATCGTGCAGAAAGAGCGCCCGAGATATGCGCGGAAGCATCGCAAAGCGGTAAGCTATGCAGCCAGCCAGATACGTCTCAGCCAGTACTGGCTCACCCGTCAACGGCTAGGCCGTATGTGGTTGATAGTAATATACTAAATACGGAACTACCAAGGACTGAATCTAACCAAATTGAGAGAGAGGCATCGCGGGCAAAGGGCAAGCACGCGGTCAGCCTCGTCACGTTCAAACAGCGCTATCCGACGGCAGCTTCCGACGATCAAAATCGCCTCGACGCAGCATGGTTCCGATTATCGCTTGAGGAAGGCGACGCTGCGATCGCGGGCATTCCGGCGTTCCTGGAAAAGCTCAAGCGCGACGGCCGCAAGCACATCCCGGCGAGCTTCACCTATCTCGATCAGAAGCGCTGGACGCTTCTCGAAACCGATAAAACCGTCGGCGCCAAGCCGGTGGTATCGATCTTCGCGGCTGACACTGACGAGGCGCGCGCGATCACTGCAATTCATGCGGTCGCCAGGGTAACGCCGTTTCGGCTGCAGACCGGCGAGATCAGCTACCTGCGCGAGGTCACTGAGCAGCTCAAGGCGATGGCAAAAGCGCCGCCGCGCAGCGCTTGGCCGTTCATCGAAGATCGCAACCAGATCGGTGCGTGGCGTGCCTTCGTCAGCGAGTGTGTCAAACGCTCAATCCCGACGTTCGTCGAAGAGCGAAACGGTTCACACGGCATCTTTGCGCCCTGGCCGTGGCCGCCGCGAAAAGACGGAACGCTCAGCGTGATCGCGCCCGATCTCGGCTGCAGCGAAGACGACCTTCAAGAATTGGCAAAGGCGAGGTGAGGAACATGCTGATGGCAGTCGACAAGGGCAATCTTGAGCAGGTCCGTGATGCCGTAATTGCACAGACCGAGCCCGCACCGCTGAGTTTGCGCGAGCAGCAGCGGTTTCCTTACAAAGGCTGGTACGCCGTCATTGTGCGGGCACAGCGTGAGCAAGATGCTGCTGACGGATTTCGGCGGGCCAATGTCTCGGCTTATTGGCCGAACTTCGAACGGCTCATTCCTGCTGGTCACAGGCGCCGATATGCGCGGTTCTCTCCGATCTTCCCCGGAATGATATTTAGTCCGGTGGCCGATCTCAATCTATTCTGGATGGCAGTGCAGCGCATCACCTACGTGCTCAATGTGGTGCGCAAGGAAGGTGGACTTCCTGCGATGCTGTCGAATGCCGACATCGAGAAGATCCGCAATATTGAAGCCGGCGAAAACAATCCGCCAGAAGTGAAGCCTATCCACAACTTCAAGGTCGGGCAAAAAGTGCGCTTTACCGATGAAAGCCCCGTGCAATGGCCTCCAGGCAAAATTATCGAACTTGCGGCGGATGGTAGAATCACTGTTGAGGTGTACCTGATGATGAGGTTCGTGCCGATCAAGGGCGTCCTGCCACATCAGATCGAAGCGATGTAACTAAGGCGGCTAAGACGCCATCCCTGGCCAAGTCCTTCGGCGGCGATCATGGATCGCTTCATAACCAGCACATTTGCTGGTGCGACTGCACAGCCGACGCCGCAAGCGTCGGCTTTTTGCTGTCTATAGATAGCGAACCAATCGATCCCTCGCTCTCAAAGGCAACCGCCATGTAACGGCATCAAAGCGCGGCGTTATAATCGGCTCGATTGAGCTGACGCCGTGCGATGCTGTTGCGGTAAGACAGCATGGATGGATTGCGAGGCAATGCGCGTAGTCGCGGCTACACAAGCCGATGGGACAAAGCCGCAGCCACCTTCAAGGCGCGGCATCCTCACTGTGCAGGATGCCAAGCTATTGGCGAGATCAGGGCGACCGAAGTTGTTGATCACGTCGATCCGCACAAGGGCGATCAAGCCAAGTTCTGGAACACGGCGCTTTGGCAACCGGCATGCCGCCATTGTCACGACGTGGTGAAGAAGATCCTCGAGCGACGATACGAAGTCGGCGAGGCCGTACTTGATGATCTGTGGCTGCACAGTGCGACGGCTGTCGAGCTTCGCCGGCGTCATAGGCCAATAAAGGCAATAGGTCTCGACGGGTGGTAGGGGGGGGTAAATCTCTACGACATCGGGGAGCCGGGACCGCATGGGGCATTTCCATGCAAAATCTCCAAAATAAATCCAAAAAGCCCACTCTCTCAATGCCGGGGTGAGCGAGCGCCGATGAATCTCCGGTGTCTCCCATGCGCGGCCGAAAGCCCGATCCGAAGAATGTGGTCCCCTTCAAGGGTGATCAGGAAAGTGCCGCCGATCTGCGGAAGGCCGCGATCCGGCGAGTCGTCGCCAAGTTGCGGCCAAAAGCCCTCGACGCCGATCTGAAGCGCGAATGGAACCGGGTCGCGACCATCCTCGCAGATCCAACGGTCGACCGGCTCAAGGCCCGCTACGCGGATGCCATTCTCGAATATTGCAGGCTCTGTGTCCGGCTGCGTGCGCTCTATGCGGCGTTCCCGAACATCGCCGACGAGACCTATGAAGCCGACACCCGGAACGGTGCGCAGCGCAAAACCGATCCGCGCGTCGGACAGCGCAATGAGACCTGGCGCCAGTGGAATTCGCTGCGCATGGAGCTCGGGCTAGGACCGGCCGCCGAGCGGAATTTGTTGCCGGGTCAGGGTGATCTCTTTGACGAAGCCGATCGTCACTTCTGACATCCCGGCCTATGCGTCGCCTGAGTATCTCGATGCGGTGCGCTCCGGTGAGGTCGATGACAAGGCGACGCTCTACGCGCTGAAGGTAAAAGCCGGTGAGATCGTCGCCGGGCCCTATGTCAGGGCGGCATGCCAGCGGCACTTGAATGATCTTGCCGTCGGTCATGAGCGCGGTCTGTCCTGGGATGTCGACGCGTGCCAGCGCGTCATCGCGTTCTTTCATGACGTTCTAACCGTCGAGGTCGAGCAGAAAGACGAGTTCGGAGACGTCCAGAGCCATTCGATCAAGTTCGAATTGCAGCTTTGGCAGGCCTTCGTTGAATGCTCGCTATTCGGCTGGCGCAATGCGCTTGGCTTTCGCCGCTTCAGGCGCGCCTTTGTCGAGATCGCCAAGGGTAACGGCAAGAGCCCGCTCGCCGCCGGCACCGGACACTACATGCTGTCCGGCAAAGGCATCCGAAAGAAACGCGGCGAGATCTATTCGGCGGCAACTGACCGCGACCAAGCGGAAATTCTGTTTCGTGACGCGGTGTCGATGTGGGAACGGTCGCCGGCGCTGCGCCGGCGGTTGATTCCCTCGGGCGACAAGAAGGTCACGCAGCTCGCTAACATCGATCCGGTCACGCGCCGGCCGGATGCGTTCTTTCGGCCGATCTCGTCCGACAAAAAAGGCAAGAGCGGCATCCGGCCGTATGCGGCCTTTGTCGACGAGGTGCATGAGCACCCCGACAACAGCGTCATCGAGATGCTGCGCGCCGGCACGAAGGGCAACCAGGAAGCGCTGATCTTCGAAATCACGAATTCCGGTTTCGACAAAAAGACGGTCTGCGGCCAGGAACACGACGCAGCGATCAAGATCGTACTCGGCGAAGAGCAGAACGACGCGTTCTTCGTCTATATCGCAGCGCTTGATGAAGACGACGAGCCTTTTGAGGACGAGAGTTGCTGGCTGAAGGCTAATCCGAATCTCGGCGTCTCTATCCATCCGCCGTTTATTCGCGAGCAGGTTGCGGAGGCGCGGCTTCTGCCTTCGAAAGAAGGCCTCGTGCGCCGGCTTCACTTTTGCCAGTGGACCGAGAGCATGACGACCGCGATCCCGCGGCAGGTCTGGGAAGCCTGCGAAGGCGACGTCGATCCCGATGCGCTGACCGAAGCCGGTTATCCATGCTTCGGCGGACTCGATCTTTCCCGCGTGCGGGACTTGACCGCCTTCACGCTGACCTGGGTGCTCGATCAGACCAAGGACCAGTGGGTCTTCGCCAGCAAGACGTGGTTCTGGACGCCGGCCGACACGCTGCGCGAGCGGTCGAAGCGAGATCAGGCACCCTACGAAGTGTGGGTCGAGCAGGGGCACATGGAAGCGGTGCCAGGCCCGCGGATCAAATATTCCTGGATGGCCGATGCGCTGATGCAAATCTGCGCGCGTTACGAGCCCGAGCAGATTGGCGGCGACCAGTACGGCCTCGAGCAATTGCTCGAAGCGCTTGAGGATATCGGCGCGTCGCTCCCGGTCATCGTGCATCCGCAGGGCTTTCAGCGGCGTGTGGTCGGCGAGCGAGAAGACCAAAAGAACGACGCGTCGGGCGCGGAAGAAATCGCGCTCTGGATGCCCGACTCGATCAACAAGTTCGAAGCGGCGCTGCTCGAGAAGCGGATCACGATCGCAGTCAATCCGGTCATGCGCATGTGCGCGAGCGGTGTGGTTTATGCGCAGAACCGCACCGGGCATCGGATGTTCGACAAAGAGCGGGCGACGCGCCGGATCGACGGCATGGTTTCGGCAGCCATGAGTGTGGGAACGGCCACGCTGCCGGCCCAC